ATCATTGAGTATATGCTCACTTCAAAAGTGAACACCGGCCATCTTCAATGTGAAGCGTCGCATATCCATAATAAAACAGATTTAGGGAAAAGTTTGCAGCAATCTGTGGCGCGTACGCATCAAGAAATTTAATATCGAGATGGGTCGTCTGCGAGTTCAGGGTTGAGAAATCGAGCGCACCACCCTGATTGTATTCAGCGGGTCGTTCCGAAAAACAATACATGTACATGTTTTTGGTCGGAACAGAAAGACCGTGATCGATTGACTGTTTGAATGTATAGTACAACCCGCCCGGAAAATTAGAAAGAACGTTTTGGTTGTTCAGGTACAGAGTCGCATACTCGATCGTGTCTATGTACTTGAGCTCGACGCCGTTAAAGAATGTGACGGGTGTCGCCGCCTGAATATACTGTGTCATGTAGCCCAGTGCGTACCGCGACTCAAAGTATCGAGCATCATCAGACTCGTACTGTTTGTTACGGACGAACCATACCATCATGGTGACTGGAAAATTGGCCGTGAGATTCAGACGAACCAGACCCTCTTTATAATCCTGGGTCGCTTCTTTCCAGACGCGCGGTACTTTATATGTGAATGGCCTAGACCGAAAATACATACGTTCTTCGGGCGACAGAGTAACCTCCTCGATGAGAAGACGCGGTTGAATAATTTCTATGGGTGTCACCGAGTTTGTAATCCACTTTTGGGTATTGAATGTGAACCGGACCGAAATCGTCGAAAGAGTCAGGGCGCACAAAGGAAAAAACGGCCGAGTTCGCTTTTCGCCGTGCGTATACCGGTGGCAGAAGAAGAACTCGAGTGGAATAATCAGGTTGAGTTGGTCGGCCGCGACGACATTTGTGCCTTCGGGTGTTCCGCCGCTGATCGCCTCGTACATTCCGAGTTTTTCATCCGCGTCCAGAAACAGTTGATCACGAATGACGTACCAATCATCCGTGATTGACTCGTATGTGATACCGTCGACGAGGAATTCAACTTTGTCGATGAGTGCCCGGCCGACGAGTTCCGTGTACGTGCCGGCCGGCAAAGCACACTGGAGATACATATTTGTAAGGAGGTCACCGCCTTCGCGCGGAAAAATATCAACCTGAACTGTGTTTCCGAGATAGCCACCGACGTTCGACAGCGGAAGAGAAACACGCTGTGTCAGCGAAAACGCCGTGTGTTGCTTGACGGACCCGGGAATCCAATTGGATTGACCGCCGAACATGTATGGTTCTTGTGCACCTATGGCAGCCATGGCTGTGAGTGCACCCGTACCGGCGCCGCGATCAACAACCGTGTGGAATACGTGACGCCCTTCACTCGTCGTGACATTCGAACCGAGCTCTCTCACGCGACCTTCTGTTCCTTTAATTTTAGACGAATCGTAAAGTCGCGGATCGTAGTACGAAAAACTCGGCGCACCCGTGATGTTCGAAACGGCGACCAGATTACTTTCGACCGGTGGCGCAAGAGTCATACGTAACATGGAACTCGGTCGAATGTCAGGGTTTGGTGCATCAGACACGACAGACGCCACAGATACGAATGGGTACGAAACTGCGGGCGGACCCGGGCTTATGAGCGCGTCCGAATATACATTTGCGGTGTATTCCGTGACGGTGACATTACCGTACACACCGGTGAGACCCTGGACCGACCAACCTTTGGCCACGTTCAGACCGGGTGTCGCCTCGGTCAGATATACATTAAATGTACCGGCCGTAGGGTCGAACGCCGGCGTGTAAAACCCCATCGTGGACGTTGTCGTCGGCGGGTACACGACGAGGCGAGACCCGCCGTCGAGTTGATTGAGCACGTCGTTCTTGTACGCCTGGGTAGCCAGTTCGCGCGTCGCGTCGTCGCGCCCAACCTGGTACGCGGCTCTGAATTTTTTGTACACCGGCAGAAGGTATTTGAACGGAGGAGGTGTATCGCCCACCGTGAGAAGAAGTGCGACCCGTCGTGAAAATTCAGAAACGAGCATATCCAGAACAGGCTGGACGGGCGTACCTTCAAGTACTGCTTGCTGAACGGCCGCGACATCTATGTACTTGGCAATCATGGGCATGTACCCAATCATCTGAATCGTCTGATCCATCGGATCGATCGTCTTTTGGAACCGACGAAGTTCGGCCAGGACATCATTTAAAGAGACGGGTGTGTGTACCGGCGGAATGATCGTATCGATCCGGGTCACCAAGGCGGCGAGCCCGGTCGTAAAGGCTGACAGACTTTCGAGCGTCTGGAGCGCTTGGACTTGTACATTCACTTCTTGGGGAACCGGATCTCTGAACTGTGTTTTCATAAACACAAGGTAGTTCTCGTCGGATATATCCGGCGGACGAGCCTGTCGCGGAACATTGTTGGCCAAGTTTCTCAGTTGTAACAGCGAAAGCACCATTCTCTACAGGTTATTCAGATTTTGTTTCCATAGTTCGGGCACACTGGTCGCCGCGAGCGTATCACGTTCGGTCGTCTTCTGCTGACAGGCCGCGACGAGTTTCTGAACTTCTTCGCGCGAATATTGAACCGTGCGAATGTCGAGCAGCTTCGGCCACGTGTCCTCCGCAAACTTGAATGACCGGAGCTGGTCGTCAATCTGGGCCCGAGGGACATTAAACACCTTCAGGCGCTGGCCGATCACATTGTCGATGAATCGCGCCTTTTCGGAAAGCCATTCTATTTCGGACCCGAGACACTTGAGCATGTAGGCGCGCCGCCGAGCGTAGACGCGCGTACGGATTTCGAGATAATCAACCAGAATCTCTTCCGGCGAATTGTATTTTTTGATCGCACCGGTCGGACCGACGAGATACATGTTCGAGGTGTGGACCGTCCGCGTGAGGTTGAGCGCTTCGAGCGGACCCCATACGCGAAAGTCGGCTTTTGTTTCGGTCGAATGATTCTCGTACTTTGTGACCGTCCCCTTTTCGACCAGGTCGTCGAGCGTCTCTTTGAAATCCTGAATCCATCGCCCGGGTGGAAGTTCAGTCACGTGAACGACCCCACCGGACACTTCGGTCGTACCGTTGAGAACCCATGCGTGTTCGCTCTTGCGCGTGACCGTCCCGGTAAATCCTTCAAAATATGGAACCATTGGAATCATCGCCGTGCCGTCGAGCGCGCGACGAATATTCTCCTTGAGAACCTTGATATTGTACGGAGGCACGTAGCACGAAAAACCCGTCCCGATACCCTCTGCGCCGTTGATCAGAACAGTCGGCACAACTGGTGCATACCACTCTGGCTCGACCGTCTGTCCATCCTCCTTGACGTAGCGCAGAACCGGGTCGTCATCGGCACAAAACAACGCTCGGGTCTTTTCAGCCAGGCGCGTAAAGATGTACCTGGGACTTGCCGAATCCTTTCCGCCCATGAGTCGCGTACCAAACTGACCGCTCGGTACGAGCAACGGCACATTGTTCGACCCGACAAAGTTTTGGGCCAAGCCGACGATCGTTCCTTGGAGACTCGCCTCGCCGTGATGGTACGCCGTGTGTTCGGCGACATAGCCGGCGAGCTGCGCAACCTTCATATCGGATGTCAGGTTACGTTTGAGACACGCGTAGAGAACCTTACGTTGACTGGGTTTGAGTCCGTCGGCGACGTGCGGAATACTTCTGTGAATGTCCTCGACCGAAAAGTTGGCCATGTCCCGACGGACGAAATCCGTCACGCTCAGATTCGTAACGTCGCCGTAGGGTACAGACGGCGGGGTGGCGTTCATGTGACCGACGAGCCATTCTTTGCGCGCATCGGCCATCGGTTTTGCAAACGCCAACGTCATAGATTCGTCCGTCGCCGGGTCGTGGTCGAAACGGACCGTCAGACGCTCGATCGCCGCAAAATACTCCTTCGCCTCGGCGCTCGTGGATGTACCCAAACCCTTGTAATACTTGACCGCGCCGCGCGGTGCCGCCGCCTTGAACGCCGACTCGGTAAAAAACCATTGCTTCCCGGCCTTGATAACCGGAGTCACCATCGCAACCACAAAACCGAGCCGGATGAGTTCAGGCCAAAAGTGGTGCACCATATTCAAAACCAGACCCTTGATGTGACTTCCGTCGAGGTCCGCATCCGTCATGATCATCAACCGGCCGTATCTAAGCTCTTTGAGCGTTTTGTACGTACGACCATGTTGGAGGCCGAGAATCTTTTTGAGATCCGAAAACTCTTGATTATCTGTAAGTTGTTTCAGACTTGCGTCGCGAACGTTCCGGGGCTTCCCCCGCAATGGGAATACGCCATAGGCGTTCCGGCCGACGACACTGAGACCCGCGACCGCAAGCGTCTTGGCTGAATCGCCCTCCGTCACGATGAGTGTACACTCGTGCGATCGGGCCGTACCTGCCCAGTTTGCGTCGTCGAGTTTGGCAACTCCGGTGATGCGTGATTTCTTAGACCCGTCCGTCTTTTTGAGTTCCTTTTCAGTCTTGGCGAGTGCCAGGGCTGCAAGGTCGTCCGCGAGACCGCACGCCATGATAGCCTTGACGGACGCCGGCCGGAACACATAATCGGTCGCGTCTTTCGATGTACACTCCGTCTTGGTCTGTGAAGAG